CAGTTGTAACATTATTCATTATAGTCATCCTCTTTTATTAAACAGTCTCATTATTAGTCGATACAACCCATGGAAGATTGTTTCCAGATGCATCATCAACTGGATTCTTCTTGTCACGGATCTGCTTGTTGATTTGCTCGTTTACATGATCCATATAGCCGCCAACAACAACAGCCTGAATCCAACCAAGAACAATTTCTTCCGTTAAACTATTATAATCTATAAAGTTGTTCGGGTCAAGTTCTGCAGACCTAAATGGCGTTGCACCATTAAATGTGCCTGAGTAATTGTCAGCGTCTGTACCCGTCAAAGTCCAGGTTGTTCCAATTACAACATTGCTCAAATTTGCTGCATTTGTCTTTCTTAAACTAATCAATTTCCATGTGTATGTAAGCATTTTTTATTCCTCTACTATATGTATATAAACTTTAATTTACCAATTGCTCATTGATAATTTCTTGATAGATGATTATAGCACCAGGTGGAACTGAAGCATTGAGCCAATCTAAAATTATATCATCTGTAATTTGATCATACGGAACATAATTATCTTTGTTAAAGACCGCAGGAATAGTTCTGGTCCTATTAGAAGCCTTTTCATCAATTATAATAGGCTTTAAAGTAAACGGTACTGTGCCCTGACATACTGCAGTTTTACCATTTTCATCTGTGCCAATATAATCAAAATGTACATGTGAAATAATGTCTGGTATCCCGTAAACTGTTGTTCGGTTTAAAGTTCTAATTCTAAATGAATATTTAATCGCCATTAGCGTAACCTCTGCTTTAGTTCTTCAATTTCAGCCTTCAGTTCTTTAATTGCTTCAATAAAGAGACCAGCCATATTGCCATACTGAACACCATATTCGTCAACATCTTTAGCATAGGTTACAACTTCTGGTAAAACTTCGTTAACCTCTTGTGCAATTACACCGATCTGACGCTTATTTGGATCAACCTTTTCGTCGTTGGTTTCGATGCGGTTATAATACACACCGCGCAGTTTAGCAACAGTATTAAGTGCATTATCAACTGTAACGATGTTGGTCTTTTTGCGAATATCTGAGTACGCAACGATATTGCCAGTTGAGTAGATACCACCCTCAACATACATTGCATATGAAGCACTAGTAGTCGAAGTTCTAACACCCAAGCACGCGTTGCTTGTGAGCCAATAGTAAATCCAATAGCTGTAGTTAAACAAACCACCATTGCCACCTGAGTCAAACATAGTGGTCATACGGGATGAACTATAGAGATATGCGATACCAACATAACTATTTTGCGGGGTTACGCCGCAGCGGAAGTTACCATAAGTATCGGGGTTTCTGTCGAAGTAATAAGCGTAGTCTTGCAAGTATAATCCAGTTGAACCTTGGGCGCGGAAGTAATTATTTGCATAAACAGCTGCAAGTTGTGTATCACCTGCTGGATTTACATAATAACCAGTGTTGTCACGGTCATAAAAAATGCTTGCGCGACAATCATTAAGAATACTGGTAACAGAAGGTTGTACATAGAAACCAGTGTTGGCGCGGTCATAGAAAATAGTAGCCCGCATATCATTTGTAATGCTAGTCGAAGCAGGGTCTACATAAAACCCAGTGTTGTCCCAATCGTAATACAATGTTCCACGAATATCCGAAGGTGTTCTGAGACTGCCGCCTCCCCACGCGCCTTTGAACACGCCATTTTCAAGAATTAACATTCCATGGGACGCTAGATTTCCCGCCGCACCACCTGCGCTTGGATACGACCAAGCGATTCCATACAGGTTGCCGACACCAGTGCCGTCAGCGGCAAGAAGATAACTTTCACCCATCGCAAAAACTGCTTGGAATCGGGTGCTGTCATAAAGTCCAACCTGCCCGATACCGTAGTTACGGGACACCATGTTGGAATTGTAATAAACTTTATTAAGTTCAGAAGTGCTTGCTGGATCTAAGTAATATCCAGTGTTGTTGCTGTCGTAAAAAATTGGAGCGCGGAGGGACCCCGTAGCCTGCAAATAGTTGCGGGTAGTGGTGATGATTCCAGAATGATCAATCGACATCGCGGTTTTAGAACCCGATGCAAACGAGTCTGTAGTTGCCAAGTACATCTTGGTGCCATAACTACCAGACGACTGAACATAGATACCCGCTTGCGCGCCAGAAGTACTCCAACCCCAAGTAATCGCTTGAGCATTATCAGGAGTACCCTGCCCCGTGAAGTTAAGTTGATATGTGCCCGTACCAGGCGTCGTAGTATTGATTGCAGCCGAACCAGATGGGAAGTTCAGTATGTTAAATACAGACGTACTAGCAAAGTCACCATAATATCCAGTGTTGTTGCTGTCGTAAAAGATTGGGGCGCGCATTGACGCTGAGGTGAACCCATTTCCGCTACTATCAATCCAGAATAATCTGTACCCCGTTTGAGCAACTGCTTCGTCGGCAGCAGAAGCAATTCGACCAATCATGTATTGACCACTAAAGTCAGTATACGGAGTTCCAGCAAACCAACTGCTGCCAGTGCCGAACATGAATATTCCAGCACCTCTAGCGTTGTCGTGAGACCTCAAATAAACGCGAGAAGCGACATATCCAGAACCACCATCAGCAGCAATATTGAGAGTAGCATACTGATTGCTGGTTCCTGCTGGGTCCATGTAATATGCAGTGTTGTTTAGGTCATAAAAAATTGGAGCGCGAACATCACCCGCAGCCGATATTACACCATTGCTACCATCAAGATTAATCACATTAACACCGTTGTAAGTGCCACCGAAAATATAAACTCTTGAGTTAGTAGTTCCGCCGTTGCTTCCCCACGCACCATAAGTGCCTGTTCCAGAAAGTCGATGACTGCTACCAAACCAAACGCCGTTACTAAATGCCGCACCTTGGTTAATTCGAAGATAGCTGTCACCTGTTTCTAAAGCAGTTTTACCGTTCCCAGAAAGCGTGTTAATGTTTGTAGTGCTCGCTCCATCAAAGTAAAATGCAGTGTTGTTGCTGTCGTAAAAGATTGGGGCGCGGAAATCTCCTGATGCTTGTGCTGTGCCACCGCTACTTACCCAAAACTGTGAAGCAGCCTGAGTCGCAGTTCCAAAATGGAACCCGATATAGTCTGGACCACCTTGAAAATAAGATATTCCGTACGCATCAGCATCACCAAAACTCCAAATTCTATTTCTTCCAGAAGTATAATTTCGATTTTGAAATCCACCAGCAGTTCCAACACCAGAAGAAACTATACCATTGCTCGAAAGTGAAATTGATGTGCTTGCTGGGTCTACATAATACCCAGTGTTGTCTAAGTCATAAAAAATTGGTGCTCGAGCGCTACCACTGCCAACGAATAAACTATATGTACCTGTATCATTACCACCATCAGTGTAGAAATCTAAACCAGAACCACCAGTTCTAAAGCGTGCACTAGTTCCGTCTTGTAGTGGTGAAATCCAAACGAAGTCTGTGTTATCGTTATTTTGAATTTGTAGAGCAGAAGTCCAAGCACCAGCATATGATCCAAAGTTAATTTCAGCCTGTGCAGAATCTTTAATTGTTAATGCGCGAGTGCCTGAACTTGTACCGTCAGTGTTAACTTTTAAATATCTAATATTACTGGTGCTGGCTGGGTCTAGATAGTATGCAGTGTTGTCGCTGTCGTAAAAAATTGGAGCGCGAAGTGATGCTCCTGCTGATAATATGTTATCAGCAAACACATTGTTATCACCATCACCGACCGAAAATAATTTAGATTCCGCAGCACTTCCATCAGATGTTGGCGAATTGTTATAAAATCTAGTTCCACCATAACCACTTAACGCACCAATACGAATACCTGTATGGTACCCAATAATTAAGTCAGGGTAAGGATGAGTCCAAGGACCAGAAGCCTGACCAATTGAGTAATGGTTGACAGGAAATACTGCTCCAGAATTACTACCAACGCCAGTAAAGTTTAACTTTAAAAGAGTTCTTTCTGTGTTGTCAATTGTTGCACCAGAAGTGCCTTGTGCTCCTACTGCACCCTGCACTCCTTGTGCACCTTGTCGACCTTGTGCTCCTTGAACACCAACATCACCTTGTCGACCCTGAGCGCCTTGTGCTCCTGCGGCACCCTGAGCGCCTACTGCTCCTTGTGCTCCAACTGCTCCTTGTGCGCCCACAGCACCCTGCGCACCAACTGCACCTTGCGCTCCGACTGCTCCCTGAACACCTTGATGCCCCTGAGCGCCTTGAGCACCAACTGCACCTTGGACTCCTTGGAAACCTTGCGCACCTTGAGCACCGACAGAACCTTGCGCGCCGATTGAACCTTGTGCTCCTACAGCACCTTGTGCACCAATAGCACCTTGAGCGCCTATTGCTCCTTGAGCACCAGTGGCACCTTGTGCGCCCACTGCTCCTTGTGCTCCGATTGCACCTTGGACTCCAGCAGCACCTTGTGCACCTGCAGCACCTTGGACTCCTTGGAAACCTTGTGCACCTGCGTCACCTTGAGCACCAATTGAACCCTGTGCGCCTATTGCTCCTTGTGCACCTACAGATCCCTGAGCACCAGCTGTTCCTTGTACACCTTGGAACCCCTGCGCTCCTTGGGCGCCAACATCACCCTGAGCACCCGCAGAACCCTGGATTCCTTGAGAACCTTGAACTCCTTGAGCACCTTGAGCACCGACTGCGCCTTGTGCTCCAGCAACTCCTTGCGCACCTGTGTCGCCTTTATCACCAGTTCGAACAAATGTAATAAGGACATCGGTTGTATCTGGTAGTGATGTTACACCAGACACATGCTGCGTTGGAACTGAGAAGTAATTACTGCCGTGAGCGTGCAGCCCTGTAATATTAAAGAATGCAAATTGTAGAATATTTGCTGTATTTGCAAGTTTATATGTGCCTTTGATTGATGATGTTGAATCGTCAATAGTTTGTAAGAAGTTATAGACATTCAATGAATTAGCATCAATCTCATTGATGTACAGCGTTGTAACACTCGTGAATGCTGTGTTATCAAATTTAAGATTGCCTGAACCTGGATTTGTATTTGCGGTATTTGTTGAATAGATGAACTCAAAAGTTGCGCCGCCGAAAGAACCAGTAGCACCTTGCACGCCAACAGAACCTTGCGCACCTTGAGCACCGACAGCACCTTGTGCTCCAGTAGATCCTTGCGCACCAATAACACCCTGAAATCCTTGAGCACCCTGCGCGCCAACAGTACCTTGTGCACCAACGGAACCCTGAACGCCTTGCGCACCGATTGCTCCTTGTACACCCTGTGAACCTTGTGCGCCCTGAGCACCTATAGCACCTTGAGCACCAGCAGTTCCTTGTGCTCCTACAGAACCTTGTATGCCTTGGAATCCTTGAGCACCAGTTGCTCCCTGAGCACCAACATCACCTTGTGCACCTGCTGCGCCTTGGAAGCCAGCAGCACCCTGAGCACCCACAGCACCTTGAACTCCTTGCGATCCTGTGATGCCCACTTCACCTTGTACACCAGCTGCGCCTTGTACACCTTGAGCGCCTTGTATGCCTTGGAACCCCTGAGATCCAGTAGCACCTTGAGTACCTGTTGCTCCCTGAGCGCCGACATCACCTTGTGCTCCGATTTCACCTTGAGCACCTACTGCCCCTTGTACACCTTGAGATCCTTGTACACCCTGAAATCCTTGTGCACCTTGCGAACCAACAGCACCTTGCGTACCTACGGAACCTTGAGCACCAACATCACCTTGCGCTCCGATTGCTCCTTGAACACCTTGAGCGCCCTGAACTCCCTGTGCTCCTTGATTGCCTACAGAACCTTGTGCCCCTGTTGCACCTTGCACGCCTTGAGCGCCTTGCACTCCTTGAAAACCCTGGAATCCTTGTGAACCCTGAACTCCTTGGACGCCTTGAAATCCTTGAAACCCCTGAGAACCTTGTGCGCCCTGGACTCCTTGGAAACCCTGTGCACCTTGAACTCCTTGAAATCCTTGAGCGCCTATTAATGTTGGGTCCGATGCATTGACTGAGAATGCAATATTTGCCAAAGCCCCAGAAGAAGTAACAGAAACATTAATCGTGCTAGTATTATTAAAGTTGAGGCTAGTATTAGATGTAGTCAATGCACTGTTAGCATAAACAGCTGCAGTGTTTGCTGCACTGGCTGCTGTTGCACCAGAAACATTGGCTTTGTCAAACGCAGAGTTTGCTTGATCGTTCGCCGCCGTGATACGGGTCGCGAGATCCTTAACTTGATAAATTCTTGGATTAGACATTTCTTACTAGATCTTTTTAAACCCAAGGAAGTGGTGGTGAAACAACTGGTGGATTCTTTTGATTCTCAATCTGTTGCTCAACAGCAGTTTCTGTGGCTTCTTTGTCAACACCATTAGCCCAGATCCAATCTAGCACTTGCTCTTTGGTCAATTCTGCATATGGTGTGAAAGACTCACCTGTATTTATAGGTATGCTACAAGTGCTGTAAACGCTGGCGTTGTAAGCAGCATCAGTGCCATTGCATTGCCAATGCGCCGTGAAGACGACATTAGTATTAGCATTTTCTTGTGGATAACATTCAAGTTTTGAGATATTCCAAGTGATAGTTGCCATTTATTTGCTCTCTAAGTTGGTTGAGTTGGAAAAAATGTTTCTACAACTCCAATATTCAAAATATCTAAGTTATTAGTTATGTCTCTTAGTTGTTGTCTATACACAGCCCACTCTGCTTTTTTCTCAGATGTAAGTGGAGCATCAAGCGTCTGAGTCCAATCAGAAGCAAATAATAATTCATTACGCTTTTCGCGAATAACTCGAATCTTGTCATTGCGAATCATTTCTTGAATTTGCTCTGAAGATAAATTTACGATGTGTTCTGGTGGTTCTGCATTGATTGTTGGATAATTCTCAATGTCTTTGCGAATGTATTCGATCGCCCCATCTTCTTTTTCAATTTGAATAAAATCAGACATTAGTAGTAATTCCCAGAAATATTATTTTCAGCGAAAGCGGTAACAGAAAAAATAGTTTGTCCTAAATGCGCATTTAAAAAAAGATTAATTTTCCCTTCGGTGTAACCAGTTGATTTACTATCAAATTTAAAACAAGTTCCATAACTATTCGCAGCAGTTGCTCTATAAACACTTGTTAAAATTGTTGATCCAGCAGCATTAGATGTTGTTGAAACCATGTTTGAGGCGTAATTATTTAATATTTGTGTGTTTTCATATGGATATCCACCCCAAAACCCAAAACAATTTCCACGATTATAAAGATATCCAAAATACCAAGCGGCGCCCATAATGTTGTTGCCCATATTTGTACGAATATCTAGATATTGATTATCTGCGCGAAGAGTAAACTCACCAACATAACTCCATGGCATGCCAGTTAAAGGTTTGTTTGCATTAGCATCACTATCGGTTGTATTTTTAAAATAAATTGGCATTATTCAACCTCTTTCAACATAAACTTGAATTTCTTACCGTTGCGTCTATTTATCAGATACAAATCATTTTCACCTTCTTGAATTGTCCATTCACCCCAAGTTCCGTCAACATCATTTTGTGAATCGCGATTTGAAAGATTCAAGTCAGCGGTGTAGATGTTTGCCCATCTAAACGCCGCTTCACCAAGATTATAAGTATTATCTGCACCAGGTCTGAAGTGACCAGCGCTCGTGATACGAGCGCGTTCGGCACCAGTATTTCTAAATAATAGTGCAGCCTCACTATTAACCGTTAATCCTGCACCCGCATATGCCCCACCGCAACCAAGATTTAATGACGCAAATGCCGTTCCTTGGATATAAAAAGTTGTATCAGACCCTACTCTAGAAACAGATGATGATCCTAATGCTACATCTCCATTGGTGTCAATACGCATACGCTCAGTTGTGCTATCTCCATCAATAAATGCAAGACCATCGCTACCATTTAGTGTTTTGATATAAAAACGCCCTGTACCGTTTTCATAAAAACCAATTCCAACTGAACCACTTGTTGAATTAAAATGACCGATGTAACCAGTGCCAAATACAGTAAATTTACCATAACCAGCTGGATTTGATGTCCCGATGCCGAGGTTGCCGAGGTGGTCGAGGCGCATGCGCTCAGACATATCAGCAGAACTTCCTGGTTGCGAATAAAACGCAAGACCGCCGCCAAAATTACCATTAGCCTCAGTCTTTATACCGTAAATGCCGCCAACTCTTATTGCTGTCGCCTCGCTGTTGAAATATCGTTGAGCGAAAACTATTCCTGCACCAAGAGCATTCGCACTCCCGCTTGTGCTGTAGGTTGTTGCCAACCTCATTGTTCCAGCAGAATCATTTACAGAACCAATTGGTCCTAAAATTGTTAGCAGCGCTGACGGCGAACTCGTCCCGATGCCGAGGTTGCCCGCCGAAGTGAGCCGCGCTAATTCCGACCCTGCGAAGAAGGTAAGGTCGGTGCTGCTGCCCCAAAAGAGCGAAGCCTGCGAGGAAATCTGTCCAATCCCAATAGAACGCGTGCTTGTGCGGTATTGGATGCCGTCTCCATTTCCACCAACAACATCTAGTTTTGCAACAGGTCCACTCGTCCCGATGCCGAGGTTGCCAGATGTGTCGAGCGTCATCCGTAAGGTACCGCCAGTCCAGAACTGCATCGGAGTTACAGCACTGTTGTAAAGCACCGCAGCGTAAGCCGTGGAGCCTGGGAATACCGCGCCGCCCGTGCTTGATTCGGTGCCTACATAAAAATCGCCGCCCGTGCTTGTAAGACGAATAATACGCGCAGAGGTTGAAGTCGTGTTGATTGCATTGGTGTTAAAGCCGATGCCATTGAATGCAACCGCGCCATTGACTTCCAATTTGTTGGACGGCGAACTCGTCCCGATGCCCACCAACCCACTCGTGACATTTGCAAATACAGTGTTGGTTCCAACAGCGAAAAGATTTTGACTTAGATTAAATGTTAAGTTTGCACTGCCACCAGTGCTGCCGCTATTGTTGAACAATATTTGCGTGTTAGATCCACCGATAGGACCTGTGGCTCCTTGAACACCCTGTGCTCCTTGAACACCTTGTGCGCCCTGTGCACCAACAGCACCTTGAAAACCTTGTGAACCTTGCGCTCCGACAGCACCCTGTGCACCCACAGCACCCTGCACTCCTTGAGCACCTTGAGCGCCGACAACACCTTGGAGTCCTTGAGCGCCTTGAGCACCAACTGCACCTTCAATTCCTTGAAACCCTTGTGCTCCTTGAACACCTTGAGAGCCAGTAGCACCTTGGACACCTTGCGACCCTTGTGCACCAACAACACCTTGTGAACCCTGTGCACCTACTGCGCCCTGAGCGCCCAGCGCACCTTGTACACCTTGAGCGCCTTGAACACCGTCAGCGCCTTGTACGCCTTGATGACCTTGTAAACCTTGCGCGCCAGTAACACCTTGTGCTCCTTGAGCTCCCTGAGCACCTACAGAACCTTGTACACCTTGGAATCCTTGTGCACCAACATCACCCTGAGCGCCTACCGCACCCTGGACTCCTTGAAATCCTTGAGAA